AGATCCTGATATTCCTGATGTTACTCGTGGTTGGCGCGACGGCTCATACGATGCTCGTGGTCGCTGGCAGGCTCGACAGCTTACGTTAAATGGTTCATTGTTGCCGCATGACCCATCGTTGTTGCCTGCTGCTAGAGACACTCTTATTCGTGCAACTAACTTGGTCTACACAGGCGCATGGCTAAAGACACAAGAAAACCCGACAAGAGCATCGTATGTTCGACTAAGCGGTAGGCCAAACATTGCTACTGTTAACGCTCGAGGACGTACTGACTTTTCAATTGGTCTTCGCGCTGCGGACCCTATTAAGTATTCATGGAATGAATCTGACCCAGATGGCTATGATCTTGCAACAACTGCTGCAAAAAAGCTTGGCACAGTAAATGTAATTAGCTACCCGACATTTGATCAACGCATAGCTGCCGGGTTGCCTGGAGATCTTTACCCTAACGGTGCGCCAATTCCTTTAGTAAAAGGAAACATTACTCTCACAAACAGACCGTTAGTTGCAAATTACGGTGTTGTAAGCACGCTGCTTGTGTACCGCTATAATGATGGATCTAATGAAGTTCTTATTCCGTTGATTGTTGGTGGCGCTATTGTTTCATCAGCAACTGCAATTTCTACCTACACTTCTACTGGGCAGCATCTTGGCAAGTTTGCGAGTGGAAACTGGCAAGAAGCTGACACATACGCCGCTAATCTTCAGACTGTTCAAGATGACTGGTTAGAAGAAGTTAACTATACGTATGACGGTCAAACTGGCTCCGTTGTTGTAAACAACGTTGGTAACGTAAATGTATCTATGTTCTTGGAAGTTACAGGCCCTATTGTTGGCGATGCGACTATTGTTAATGAGACTACTGGCGAAGTATTGGCGATTATTAGCTCGCTTCGCAGCGCAGAAGCTAGAACAGTCACTACAAAGATTTTGACAAGTAATGTTGCAACATTGACATTTTCGTCTAATCACACGATTGTTGTTGGCGACTTCGTAACAATTTCTGGTGTAGATTCAATTTTTAACGGCGAGTATGAAGTTACAAATGTTCCAGCTTCTAATCAAATTAGTTACCTTGTGACTGCAACAAATGTCCCGTCAACAGCCGCCACAGGCTCAGCTGTTCGAGCCGCTGACGTTCTTGAGATTGATACCTATGAGCGAGAAGTTGCGTACAACGGTTTGGTAGTTGGCTCAAGAGTAAAAATTGACACTCTCACAGACTGGCTAGTTCTTGCTGACGGTGAGAATACGATTGTGTTTACAGATGAAGGTAATACACAGTCGACAGCGTCTCTTAAAGTGTACTACAGATCCGGGTGGATCGGTTAGTATAAATGTATCGTAACGACGTGGAGATTTCAAGATGCCAGTATTTGACCCGCTTGTAGCAGAGTATCGCTATTTTGTCGCGGACTTTTTAACAAACGAAGTAATTGCAGAACTGCCAATTAAAGGTGTAAGCTATGAGCGCGCTCTCAAAGGCGCAGGTAGTTTTAGCGGCAGTATCCCAGTAATCACTAAAACAAACGCGTATAACCTGTATGAAAATACTATGCCTGGTAAGACCGCGCTGTACGTTGTTCGTAATGACGAGTGCGTTTGGGGCGGGCTAATCTGGAGTCGCTCATACTCTGTGCAAAACAGAGAGCTTAGCATTAGTGCATCCGAGTTTACAAGCTACTTCCATCACAGATACATTTGGAAAACATACACGAATGACTATACGGCTAGTTTAACTGCTGCAAATAACGTATGTGCTGTGACTATTGCAAATGGTTCGTTTGATTTTGCTGTAGGTATGCCAGTGCGATTGGTTTTTTCAGGTGAGAGTAGCTTTGACTATACTTCGTATGGGACAATTATTGCTCTTGGTGAGAATCCTACTAAACAATTTACTGTGTCAGTCCCTGGTATTCCTAATGGTTCATACACCGGAGTTACAGCGTGTATTCGTGTAGACACGTTTGACTATGTTCGCCAGTTGTTAGACGAAATGCTAATTGACTTTACAAATATTGACTTCCCTAACGATGAGATTCAGCCTGGTGTTCAATATGCAGAAAATGTCACGAATAAGTCTTTAACAAATAATGTTGCTACACTAACGATTGGCTCTGGGCATGTTCTTACTCCAGGGCAAACTATTGACGTTGTAACTGTTGATTCTACTTTTAACGGAACTTACGAAGTTACGGCAGTCACTGACACAACAGTGTCATATACAAAGACTGCGTCTAACGTTGCACCCACTGCCGTCGCTGGAGCGTCTATTGGCATCACGCAGCGGTGGACATCTATTGACTCTTTTACTCAGACTCCGCCTGTTGGTACAGGCTTTCTTCAAACTTCTGGCCCAGTGCCATTTACCGCAGGCCAAACTGTAAACATATCTGGCGTTGACGATCCGGCGTGGGAAAGTCCGTCATATAACGGCAGCCATGTTATTACTAGAGTATACACTGATGGTCCTCTTGCTCTTATAGGATTTCCGAACCCTGGCGAGCATGGTTTTGTCATCAACATACCAGCAACTACTCCAGAAGATATTGCTACAGTGTCTGGCACAGCGTCTCAAACGCCACTTGTTGTGTACGGCACATACGGTTCGTACCCAGCAAACTCAGACTTTGGCCTTGAGTTTGCAACAAGTAGTTTTGTGCCTGTCTACCCGACATCGTCTGAAATTACTGCAGCAGGGTTACCGTCTAATCTTTATCCAGTGTCTGGGCCATTACCTGCTGTCGCCGGAAACATTACACTTACTGCACGCCCGATTGTGCCGAACTCGGAAGGTTCAGTAGACACACTGCTCAGCATTGTATTTAATGACGGCTCAAATGAAGTTGTAGCGCCGCGTATTGTTGGCGGCGAAGTGATTTCTGAAGCACGAGCAAAAACGTATTACTTGTCTACTGACCAGCACCTTGGTAAGTTTGCAAGTGGCAGCAGTGCGAATGCACTAGCTTACGCGCAAAACATTGACACTATTCAATCTGCATGGCTTAATCTAATCACATACGAAAAGTCAGAAAGTCAGTACGGTGGCGTAAACGTAAGTACCTTTAATAAGATTTTACGAGGGTTTGAGCTTAAGTCTGTTGGAGAAGAGCTTGACTCGTACTCAGACGTTCTTAACGGATTTGAGTATCGCGTTGACTGCGCGTACGATACAGCAACTGCGTCTTTCTCAAGAACATTTGTGATGATCCCAGTTAACTTCCCAGATCCACCTCCGCCAGGAGAAGCATCACCAATTACTCGATACGGCGCACAGAATCTTGTATTCGAGTATCCTGGAAATATTTCAGAAGTGACATTAGATGAGTCAGCTGAAGACGCCGCAACTCGTTTTTTTGTGACAGGTAATCAAGGAGAGCTTGGCGCTGACGCAAGCCAACCATACTCAGCTGCGGCTGCAACAGATTTTCTTCTTGAAGGTTGGCCGCTGCTTGACCAGGCTGAAGCATTGGGTACCGGAGACATAGCAAGAGTTTCGCCAACAAGTACAGTGAATCCTGACAGTCTCTATGACGAAGATGTTTTGTATTCATACGCAAAACGGTATCTTGCTGAGTTCTTGCCGCCTGTATCTGATCTCAAGATTGTAGTTAATGGTTCACTGCAACCACAGATTGGCACATACAGCCCTGGCGATTGGTGCGCAGTGATTATCAATGACGACTTCGTAAATCTTCGTCTTGCGAGCAACCTTGAGCCAAGACCAGATCTTTTAGTTCGTAAGATTGAATCTATTAAAGTTACAGTTCCAGACAACCCTTCGTTCCCAGAACAAGTTGACTTAACCCTAATTACCGAGTGGGAGGTAGACAAGCGTGGCGAGTAATCTAAGAAGAAGTAAGCGCACAGTTGGTAAAAGAATTGTGGACATTGACCGTCGTGTATCTAGACTGCAGCGCACCCCACCAGCACGAAGAATCGGGCGAGGCGTAATTGCAGCGTCAAACATTGCGCAAAATGCTGTAAGCTATCCGCAGATAGCTCCTGGAGTCATTACTGATATTTCAGGTGCGCAAGCTACCGCAGATGGAAAAAACACTATTTTTTATACTCCTAGTGTGCCAACCTCTACCAGAATCGACGACATTTGGTTTGACACAGATGATGACCATAAGCTGTATCGTGCAAAGTCGGTAGGTGCAAATGCAATTGGCGTAGGTAAGTGGGAGCTGGCTGTAGTTAACGCCAGCAACTTAACAGTTGGCGAGCTTGATGCTAACCGGGTACTTGTCTCAAACCTTGACGCCGGCAAAATTACTGTTGGAACTCTTAGCGGCCGTCGAGTTACTTGCACCGAAACGTTTGTAAGCGAGCTAGGCATTACAAGAACAAGCGTCGCAGAGCTGCTAGCAAACGGCTCAATAAGTTCAAACTATACGTACGTTGACGGTGTCAATTCTTTAAACTACTATACCAATATCGTTCTTAATAAATTGACAGATCAAGGATCTATAACTTGTGAAGGAACTGCCACCACAAATAATCCAGCAGAAGTAATGCAGACAAAAATACTGCCCGGGTACGTTTCAGTGGTGCAGCTATGGAACACCGTAGGCCGTACAATGACCCCCACTGGCGAGGGGCCTATATCGGACGCTAGACTTAAAGAGAATGTAGTTAATCTATCTGAGTCAGTAGACTTTACTGAAATTATTAACAATTTACGCCCAGTAGAGTTTAACTTTATCAAAGACAAAAATAAAGAAGTGCAACATGGCTTTATAGCACAAGAGGTGTTTGATGTCTACCCAAGAGCCGCTATGCAAGGTGGTGAAGATCCGCAAGAAAAACCGTGGAGTGTATATTCATCGAATCTAATACCTGTTTTGGTTGGTGCACTGCAACAGGCTTTTGCTAAAATTAATGATCTTGAGACTCGTCTAGCGGCGCTTGAAAATTGACAGTTCTAAGGTAACCATTGAAAAACCATTCCGTGATACTATTTATTAAAGCACAGATTTCGCAGAAATGACAGAAACATGATTGAAGTAAAAGACGGCTCGAGAATTCTCAAGTTCAACGGCAAGCTGCTTGGCAAGTCCTCTTCCTGGCGCCGCGGCTCAAATCGTTGGATTGAATTTGAACTCTACAAGACAGACAACGGTTCATACGTTTTGTCTCGTGTAGGTGTATCAGTTATTTACCACGGCGGCGCGTGTCACCTGGTTAAGAGATATGGCTTACAGGAAGTAAGCACTGATGACTTACGAGACGACGTAGTGCCTTGCGACGAGTGCCGTCCGTCTCTTGAGGCTGGGATGGTTTTCCCAGAAAAGTATCGCTACTGGGCGCAAGTAAGCGAAGACCCGAACGCTGTGCTTGAAGCTCTCTACAAGTATGACAACGGCGGCGCTCGCTATTTGACACACGTTGCTCAAAGACTTCTCGAAGAATCATCTGAAACTGACAAAGGCATCGAGTCAGTTTACAGAATTGAAATGATCCCCTGATATAATTAATCTCTAACAGAAAGACGAACGACATGTTTATCGCTATTGAAGGCTCCGACGGTGCTGGTAAAAGCTCATTGATTGAGGCGATCAAGACTGAGCTGTCTACTCAGCAGCCAGATCTCCAGATTACTGATCATCACAAGAGCAGACCGCCCGAGGAAACTCGCGAGTGTCTTCTTTACGAATACGCAACAAGTCTCGAAAACACAGATCTTTATACGTCAACGCACATAGCAGACCGCTGGCATTGGGGCGAAAGAACCTATGCACCTATCAAGCGTCCTCACACTAATACCGACGGCTATGGCCTTCTCGGTAAGGCAGGCTGGCGCTGGGTAGAACTGTTTATGCAGTCACGCGGAATGGCTCAGTTTTTGTTATTCCAAAAGCTCGATGTAATCCGTGAGCGCGTCACAGAACGTGGCGATGACTACATTGATTCGTCAGAACTTGAGGCAATTTACAATGCGTATGTAGAAACATCTCAGGTTGCTATTCTGGCTGAGACAATTATGCCTGGCAACACCGGTCTTGATAGTCTTCCGCAATTTGCGCGCCATATTATTGATGTAGCACGCGTGGCAGCCAAACGTGCCGAGTTCCTTCGGGCGTATCCGAACTACATTGGCTCAGCACGACCGCAGCTCTTGATTGTAGGCGATGACAGAAGCGGTCACAATGAGTTCGCCAGCGCAACTAACCTGCCATTTGTGCCTACGGCCGAAAGTGATGCCGAGTTTCTTCTGAACTCTCTACCTGAAAATCTTTGGAAGCACGTCGGAATTGTCAGTACGAATGGTACTAGTGCAGATGAGCTATCAAATCTGCATAAGCAACTTGGCCGCCCAATGATTGCAGCTCTTGGCATTAAGGCAGAACGTCTCATTCTAAAAACTACAATCTACGTAAACGATTACGTCGGAATTCGCGACCCGCAGTACGTGTGGAGCGACGCGCGTAATGAATATGGTTTACAGCTTCAGGAAATCAGCAAGAGAAAGAATACCAAATGAGTGCATCTGCAATCGAAATCGAGAATGGTGTCAACGGGTACGTAGACCTTGTTCAGTATGTTCTAAATAATGGCGAAGAGGCTGCTCCTCGCGGCATGAAGACACGCGAAATTGAAGATGCGGTTATTCATATTGAAGATGTGTATCACACGCTGCCTTTAAAGGTTGGTCGTGGCACTGTCCCTGGCATCGGCGCAGTTGAAGCTTGCCAGCTTCTGTCTGGTACAAGTTTCCCTAAGACTGTTATTGCTGTCGGCCCTCAGTTTAAGAACTACACAGAAGACAATGGCGTATTCCATGGCGCGTACGGGTTGCGCACAAATGGCCAATATGACGCAGTCATTGACAAGCTCAAAAATGACTCCGACTCACGGCAGGCCGTTGTAACAATTTGGAATCCAGAGTACGACAATCAGCCAAGCAAGCGCGACTACCCTTGCACTGTTCTTCATCAGTTCCGTATTCGCAACAACAAGCTCAACATGAGTGTCTACATGCGGTCAAACGATGTGTGGCTTGGCGCAGCATACGACTTCTTTCAGTTTACTCAAGTACAGATTGCATTGGCATCAGTTCTTGGCATCGAGCCTGGTAAGTACGCCCACCACGCTGGTTCACTTCATATCTACGAGCAACATTATGAAGCAGCTGAGAAGCTCACAAAGACCAATGAACTTGTCGACATCCCAAGCATTACCGGTGCAACATGGCTTGATGTTAAGGCGTCTGCAATGGCAGCTATCAACGCCGTCGATAACGGTACGATTCTTCCACGACTCAATGACGCAGAGGCATGGCACGCCAATGCTATGATTACTGCGATTGAGAAGAACAAAAACAAGAAGGTAGACTAATGAGTGATTTTGACTTTGAAGAATCATCACCGCTGAAGGCAGCTTCTGTTGCAATGCACGAATTGTACTCAACACTCAAGGATGCTGGTTTTTCACGACGCGACTCGTTAGAATTAGTTGCAAAGATCCTTACAGGCAGCATCTCAGATGCAATTGCAAACCAACAACAAGAAGACGATGAATGACAGATACCAGACCATCTTGGGCTGAAACGTGGCTAGCTGTAGCCGAAACAATTGCTAGAAGATCGCGATGCTCACGGGCACAGATGGGCGCAGTAATTGTCTCTAAAGACAATCATGTTGTAGCAACTGGCTACAATGGCCCAGCTGCTGATTGGCCAGAGCAAGGCGAGTGCATGAATTGGTGCGAGCGAGCCCAAGGCAAAACAGCTCTTGATAATCTCTATGACGGCTGCCCAGCAATTCATGCTGAAGCAAATGCACTTTTATACGTTGATAGATCGCGCAGTCTTGGCGGAACTATTTACATTGTCAGTGCACCGTGTATGCAGTGCGCCAAGCTAATCTCAAACTCAGGCATCGCTCATGTAGTCTGCAGATTAAAGAAAGCTGACATGCACCGAGACCCATACGGTGTGATAGAATACCTAATCCGATGCGGTATCGAAGTGACAACAATTAAGGACAAAGATGTCGACAACTGATTTATCAAGTGTTCAACTACATTTAGTTGATAACGCTCAAAAAGCAACTGAGTTTCTTGCATGGCTAAGCGAACGCCGTCCGCATAACGCTCTTGCAGTAGACACTGAAACTGGTGAGCTCTCAGGCAACCCACGTACAGACGCTTTTTCTCCGTGGCATGGGCGCCTTCGTCTTGTGCAGGTTGGTGATGGCCAGCAGGGTTGGTCAATCCCATGGGACGAATGGAAAGGTGTCTTCTACGAAGGCATGGACAAGTTTGACGGCCCAATCATTTGTCATAACATTGCGTTTGAAGCCCGCTGGTTTGCTGTTCAATCTCGATGGGAATTGCCATGGCATCGCGCACACGACACAATGATTATGGCGCACATTATTGATCCGCTTGGTTCCGGCGCGTTAAAGCGTCTTGCTGCGTTGAATATTGACAGCCGCGCTGTTGCATTGCAAGACACACTTGATACTGAACTTGCTAAGAATGGTTGGACATGGGGAACTGTTCCTGTGAACTTTCAGCCGTATTGGTCATACGGCGCGCTTGACTGCGTGTTAACCACTCGCTTGTGGGAAATGTTCTACAAGAAGTGCGGACCCGATGGCCCATACAATCGCCCATACGAACTCGAGATGGCAACACGCAGGATCGTTACTCGCATGGAACTAAATGGCGCACGAGTAGATCTTGACTACTCGAGGAGAAAGTTTGACGAGCTATCCGCGTACACAGAATCTGTAAAAGTCTGGGCAAGACAGAAGTATGGCGGAACTTCAATTACAAGTAATCAACAACTTGTGCGTTTGTTTGAAAGTCTTGGTGCGGAGATTACAGACTTCACTCCTTCTGGTCAAAAGTCATGCACAAAAGATCAGCTCAAAAAACTTCTTCTTGCTGAGAACAAGGAAGTTGCAAACCTTGCCGATACTGTTCTCAAGCAGCGCAAGGCGGACAAGCTTGCCAACACGTACTTCTCTAACTTCTTGACTGAGTCTATTGACGGTGTTGTTCATCCGTCAGTTCGTACACTCGGTGCGCGAACATCTCGTATGTCTATTACAAACCCAGCACTTCAAACATTGCCTAAGGGTGATGATGTTGTGCGTCGCGCTTTCATTCCCAAGGATGAGAATCATGTCATTGTAACAAGTGACCTTGACCAGGTTGAGTTCCGCATGTTCGCAAGCTTGTCACAAGATGAAAACCTTGTCAACATGTTTAACCTTGCTGACTCGACAGGGTCTGACCCATTCACTGAGATTGGTCGTGAAGTTTACAATGACCCGTCAATGTCAAAGTCTGACAAACGCCGTGGTCTTATCAAGAGTATGATTTACGGTCGCCTCTACGGTGCTGGAGTGGCTAAGCAGGCGCTTACCGCTGGTGTTCATGAGGTACAAATGAAACAGACATCGGACGCATTCGATGGTCGTTTCCCTGGAATGTCACACTTCCAACGCCAAATTGAAGACATTGGTATGCGCCGATTCAAAGGCGAAGGTCAGGGCTACGTCTACACATGGACTGGTCGTCGCATTCCTTGCGATGATAACCGAGTATACACGCTGGTGAATTACCTAATTCAAGGTGGAGCAGCTGAGGTGTTCAAGAGCAACCTTGTAAAGCTTGATCAAGCAGATTTGACAGAGTTACTCATCGTGCCAGTGCATGACGAAATTGTTCTTAACGCGCCGCGTAAAGATGCTGAAGAAATCATGCGTACTGTCAAGGAATGTATGACAACAACCGAAGGCTGGGCAGTTCCGCTTACCTCTGGAGTCGATGGTCCAATGGAGACCTGGGGAGATAAGTACTAATGAAGCGCATTATTCTTGCAGTTGATCCTGGCAAAGCCACTGGTATTTCGTGCTTTGGCTGGGACAGTAAGGCTGGCGAAGAGCCTCACATGATTATGGCGGGAGAGTATCAGCCCAATGAGTTTGCTGCTCCTATTCGTCAAATTATTGCAAGTGCTCAAGAAGAGCAAGTGCATATTGAGATTGTTTGCGAACGCTTTACAATTAACGCACAAACAGTTCGTAACACGCAGGCACCGTACTCTCTTGAACAGATTGGCGTTCTCAAGCAAATTATGCGTGACTACGGCATTGATGAAAACCTTTTAAAGTTTCAAAGCCCTGCTGATGCTAAGCGCATGTTCCCTAATGAAGGAATTAAGAAGCTTGGGTACTGGCATAAAGGTGGAGAAGGCCACGCTATTGATGCAATCCGCCATGGATTACTGCACCTAGCAAAAAATGGCTGGACACCTTTAAGGTTGCTACAATAAAACTTCTAAAAGATACTAAGAAAAAACTTCTGCAGTTGTAGTTTTTCTGCTTAGTATATGGTATAGTGATACCCAACGGAACGACAAAGAGGTAAGAATGCCGGTAAACGTAGAGCTCAACGAGACAGGTGAGCACATCCGTATTGAAACGGAATGGCGTTATAAAGAACTGTGTAAGAGCATCCCTGGCGCGTCGTGGAATGCTAAGGATCAAGTTTGGCGTTTGCCGCTGAGCTGGGCGTCATGCTTGGCACTTCGTGCAGTGTTTAAGGCAGAACTCAACATTGGGCCACGACTTACCGAGTGGGCGTCAAACGAATTAGCATCGCGTGTTGCGCCAGCAAATGCCTTGCGAGATCTTGACGAGTACGTAGATGAAACTAACGAAGATCTTTTTCCACATCAGCGCGCTGGCGTTGCCTTCTTGTCTACTGCCCGTCGCGCTTTACTTGCTGATGAGCCTGGCCTTGGTAAGACCGCCCAAACAATTCGCACTCTTAGAACCATGTCTAGAACAGAGCAAGTCTTCCCTGCGTTAATTGCCTGCCCTAACACTCTTAAGAAAAACTGGAAGCGCGAGTTTGGCATGTGGTGGCCCGAGGCACGCGTTCAAGTTATTGGCGGTTCCGCTGGTCAGCGCCGCAAACAGTTTGATACTGAAGCTGACGTTTATGTCATCAACTGGGAATCCTTGCGCTCACACTCGAAGCTTGCATCCTATGGTTCTATCGCGTTGGCACGTTGTACAGACTGCGGTGGCCACGATGAAAGTGTCACTCAGAACCGCTGTGAAGTTCACAAACGGGAACTGAATGAAATTGATTTCAAGGCCGTTGTGGCGGACGAGATTCACCGCTCAAAGGATCCTAAGTCTAAACAAACCCGGGCATTGTGGGCAGCAACTGGAGATGCAGACATCCGTTTTGCTCTTACAGGTACGCCAATTGCTAACAACGTTCTTGACCTATGGTCAATCTTGCACTGGCTGTCTCCAGATGAATGGCCAAGCAAGACACGATGGATTGACCGCATGATCGACACGATGCTGAATGCATTTGGCGGCATGATGGTTATTGGCGTTAAGCCTCACATGAATGATGAGTTCTACGCAACAATCAATCCTCGTATGCGCCGTATGCTCAAGGCTCGAGTACTTCCGTGGTTGCCACCAGTACTTAAGGAACGCCGCGATGTCGAGATGTCAACCAAGCAAAAGAAAGCCTACAAGCAAATGCTTGAGGTAATGATTGCTGAACTCGAGGACGGCACAGCTGTTGTTGCACCTAGCGCACTTACACAGACCACTCGCCTTCTTCAGTTTGCCAGTTCGTACGCTGAAATCGACATCGACGAGATTACTGGCGAAATGCGCACAGTATTGACTGAGCCTTCGTGTAAAGTTGATGCACTCATGGATGACATTAAGAGCGGCGACTTTGGTGATGACTCTGTTGCTGTCTGTGCAGTATCGCGACAGCTCATTGAGTTGTTGAGTAAGGCGCTGACAGATGCAAAGATTCCTCACGGTCTTATCACTGGCGCGCAGAATGAAGATGAGCGTCAGAAAGCCGTTGACGACTTTCAATCAGGCAAGATTAAGTGGATCTTGTTTACAGCCCAGGCAGGCGGTGTGGGCATCACATTGACAGCAGCTCGCCGCATGGTGATGCTTCAGCGTCCTTGGTCATTAGTTGACTACAAGCAAGCACTTGACCGTGTGCACCGTATTGGCAGTGAAATCCATGACTCAATTGTGATTATGGATTATGTCACCGAGGGCACTATTGAAGAACGAGTTATCCAAGTACTTGACAGCAAGGCTGACAACTTTGAAAACATCGTAAGAGACAAACATCAACTGTTGCGTATGCTTCAGGAAAGTAAAGAAACACTGTGACCGACATTACTCCAGTAGAGATCTCACCGCGAGGTCCAATACGAATCTCTAACTCAGAGATTCAGACATTCAAAGACTGCCGACGCAAGTGGTGGCTTAGCTACTACCGTAGACTACAGCCAGCAACCCAAAGCTTTACAGGCGCACTTGCGCTTGGTTCTCGAGTGCACGAAGCATTGGACATGTACTACTCTAAGAACATCCCACTTCTCGATGCTCATGCACAGTTAGTAGAAACCGACAAGCAGCTTCTCCGTGAAAGCTTCCGTGACACCATGGATCTTGAAAGTGAAGCAGAGCTTGGGCGCATCATGCTCGAGGGTTATCTTGAGTGGGTTGAAGAAAATGGCATTGATGCCGAGCTTGAAATGATCTCGACTGAAGAAATTATTTCCATGCCGATGTTTGATGGTGCCGTAGAACTTCAAGGTAAACTCGACATGCGTGTTCGCCGCAAGGGTGACGGTGTGCGTATGTTCCGTGACTTCAAAACAGTCGGTGGTTCATTCACAGAGTTTGCAAGTCTTGCTCACATGAACGAGCAGATCCTTACTTATATGATTCTTGAAGCCGCGCAGAACAAAGAAGGTGAACGCTCGGAAGGTGGCATCTTTACGATGCTTAGAAAAGTAAAGCGTACAGCAAATGCTAAGCCACCTTTCTATGAGCAGATGGAAGTTCGCCATAACACGTTTGCACTGCGGGCTTTTTGGAATCGTCTGCATGGCGCAGTATCTGACATGATGAGTACTCGCAAGGCGCTTGATGAAGGCGCAGACGTAAACTTCGTTGCATATCCACGACCCAGCAGAGACTGTAAGTGGAAGTGCCAATTCTTCGCTGTTTGCCCATTGTTTGACGACGGCAGCGCCGCCGAACAAGCAATCAGCGAACTTTATGTGGTGGATGATCCATACGCATATTACAAAACAACAGAGATGAAAGGAAATGAATGACATGTCAGAAGTACAGCGTTCACTAACTATCATGGTCTATGGCGAGTCAAAGGTTGGTAAATCAACCTTCGCCGTCACAGCACCATATCCACGTCTCATGCTCGACGTTGAAGGCGGACACCGTTTCTTGCCTATCAACGTTAAGTATTGGGATCCACTTCGCGAGGAGCCGCCAGCAGCTGACGGAACTTGGGACACATGCGTTGTCAACGTCACAGACTACGACACCGTACTCAAGGCGTATCAGTGGTTGCAACTTGGTAGACACCAATTCAAGTCATTGATTATTGACTCGGTGTCTGAGCTCCAGGTTAAATGCGTCGACAACATCGCGGGTAAGAACCAGATGCAAATGCAACAGTGGGGCGAGCTTCTTCGTCACATGGGCGCACTGCTTCGTGATCTTCGCGACTTAACGATGCACGCAACAAATCCTCTTGAGGCTGTAGTTCTTACCGCAATGGCTCGTCAAAGCCAAGACGGCCGCTACCGCCCGTATCTTCAAGGTCAGCTTGCCATTCAAGCTCCATACTTCTACGACATCTTGGGCGCAATCAGCGTTGAAGAGTTCCCAAATCCAGACCCGACACAGCCGCCATTCAAAGCGCGTCGTATGTACGTTGAGCGTACAGCACAGTACGAAGCCGGTGAACGTGTTCAAGGTCGCCTTGGAAAAATCGTAGAACAACAAGATCTCGGTGTCGAGCGCATGCTTGATATCGTGTTTGGCCCAAAGCCAGAAGCAAAAACCAAAACAACAAAAACAGAAGGACATGGTGAACAATCATGAGCACACTTAACTGGGGAGACCTTGTCAAGGAAGCCGGCGATGTCGGCAGTTACGATCCACTGCCGGACGGCGACTACGACCTTACAGTCGTAGAAGCTACCGCAAAGGTATCGCAGTCAGGCAAAACAATGTTTGCTGTAAAGGCACAGGTTCAGACCGGTGCTCACGCAAAGCGTCTTGTGTGGGACAACCTTGTTGTTTCAACTGACAACCCAACAGCACTCGGAATCTTCTTCCGCAAGATGAACGCACTTGGTCTTGGCCGCGAGTTTTTTGCAACAAGCCCAAGCAACGCTCAGATTGAGCAAGCACTTAAGGGTCGCTCGTTCCGTGCACAAATCGGTTCACGTACCTGGCAGGGTCAGAAGAAAAACGAAATCAAGGCGTACTACAGCGTTGTTGGTGCAACTGCCGCTCCTGCAGCTCCTGTTGCAGCAGCCGCGCCTGCACCTGCACCTGCACCAGCGCCTGCAGCCGCACCAGCGCCTGCAGCCGCACCAGTTGCAGAAGCACCAGCCGTAGCACCAGTTGCAGAAGCACCAGCTGCTGCAGCACCTCCAGCAGCGCCTTTCTGATAAAGTAAAAAAGGCATCGTCTTGTGTGCCAGAGCTGTATCTTTTAGGGTATAGTTCTGGCACACTGGCACATCTACACAAGACAGGTTTTATGCGAATCTTAATGACAGGTTTCACTGCGCTTCAGATTAACACTGAAAGACGCACAATTCAAAAGATCGACGTACCCGCTTCAATTGTAAAGGCACTTGAAGAATGCGGGCACGAAGTTGACTGGAGACGAGTTACTCCAGGCGAAGATTTATCTATGTACGACGTTGCATGGGTAAACCTCGCACCACTAAACTCACTCAACGGGCGCCAAGGTGCAATGGGAGCACTGTATGTGCTAGGCTCTGGTGTCCCAGCCGTTGGGTTTTTTGACGACTGGCAATTTAGTTCTGTGTTTAACGGCTGCCGTGCTTTAAAGAATCACCCAGAACTTCTTTATAAGTATCTTCTTACTGGGCAGCGCGGCGATGAAGGCGCAACATACTTTAGTTACGCAGACGCTGAAGCTGCAGTTGAGCGTATTCGTTTGACTGACCCAGAAGGTGCTGCAAAGTGCGGCATCGGAAGATACTTTTTCAACGACACTGATGAAAACATCAAACAATACGAAGGCCAGCTCGTTGCAGCAGCTACCTCAGTGCTCGAAGAACGCTGGGCGCAGGGAATGATTCCAGCGTGCCCAATGTACTCGTTTGGAGATCGTTCGCTTGTTCGTAAGCGTATGCCAGCAGTTATGTCTGGCATTGAGGCACTTGACCCAAGCTCAACCATTTACGACATTCTTGCTACATCTGAACCTAAGGATGCAAGTCTTAAGGAACGCAAGTGGGTGCTTGGCGCTTTAATGCCACATGATACTTGGCTTGAAAAGAAAAAGCCTGAGTGGCCAGTTGAAATTATTGGTAGTCGCAAGCTGATTAAAAAGTTTGGCGGACAGCGTCTTGACAGTGAAGCAGACGTTCTTTCGTTCTACAATGACTACTGGGGTATTCTTTCGCCTCCGTACCCTCACGCGGGCTCTGGATGGTGGAGGAGCCGGTTTATGTATGCTGCTAGGGTTGGCTCAATTCTTGTAACTGATAAAGGCGAAGGAAACCCACTCGGCAAGCCATATAAGCTTACGATTAAAGAAGTAGAAGCTATGAGCGATATCGAACTTGCTGAAGCCGCAAAGGCGCAAGGAGATGCTTTACGCCCTTACATGCCAGACTACAGTTCTTTTGTTGAACACTGCAATCGCATTGTTCATCGAGCTCTCGCTGAAGACAAGGGTTTGAAGTTTAACCCAGACGGCACAAGGTAGTGGCTACTGTACTTCTGACGGGTATGACATCTCCGCAATCATCGCGGCGACTTAATTCAAAGTCACTATCATTTGCTGGTGCACTTTCTTCTATTCTTGAAGAACATGGCCACAGTGTTGATTGGTTGTCACCGTCAGTTTTGCTTACTAAAAAAGATCTTGCTAGCTACGATGCCATAGTTCTTGGCGTTGCACCAGCATTGAGCATTACGTCTAACAAAGCGTATGGCGTACTAAGCATGATTGATTTGCTCAAGGATGATGACAGACTTGTCTTATTCATTGACGCACCGGATCCGTCAAGAATCACTGCCAATCTTCGCGCTGTAGAAAAAGAAAGCGGTAAACTGTTTACTGCGTTTAACTCAATGCGCAAACAGTACGAGCATGTCATTCTTAATGAAAAAGCAAAGATATCAGTTCTAGGCGGAATTAGTTTTCTTGCGAATAGCGAATGGCCAACTACTTTGTACCCATCTATGCCGTGGATTACAAATGAAACAGTCTCTGCTAAACTGCCTGCCGGCGCAGCTAATTCATTAGTTGGCGTATGCGTGGACTCTTACTATGTAGCTGACGGCATACCAAGAATTTCACGTGACAAAGTACGACGCTGGTCAGTAGACACAGACGCTACTAAGTGGGCTACGTCTACACTTTCTTCTTTAAGTCTTCCATACGAAGGAATGAAAAGTAAAAGAAGTGCTGACGATAATGATGTGTTTGATCTCATATCAAAATCTATTGGCTCACTTCTCAGTCCTTCAAAGGACGGGCTGGTCTGGTGGAGTCATCGCTGGGTTCAATCATTGAATGCGGCTACACCAATCGCCAGTGAATGGCGTGTAACTTCTAAGGTGGGGTCCGCATGGTCACACCTTGCGGCTGGCATTGAAGAAATGTCATACATTGACATGTATGAATTGGCAGTGTCTCAAAAAGAAGAATTCATCGCGTCGATACCTTCGCGGGATACAGTAAAAGAAAAATTAGAAACAACGTTAGGAATATAAAGATGACAGTTCTATTTAACAAGTGGCTTCAAAAGACAATGCAACTTCAGAAAGATGTTTACAACGCAGACTACAGCAAGTTTCATGGCAACGAGCCAGAAGATCTCAATACATTAATTGAGTACATTCGCTGGAACATGCTTGCGATTGACGATGAACTTGCTGAGGTTCGTCAAGCTATTTCATGGAAGCCTTGGCAACACGATGAACCATACGCAGACCGCAAGGAAATTGTTAAGGAATGCGTAGATGTACTGCATTTTGTTGCAAACATTCTTTGTGCCGCTGGCGCAACTGACGCAGAGCTTGATGAAGAGTATCTCAAGAAAATGCAGAAGAATGCTGATCGTCAAAAGAACGGCTACCGAGTTCTTGATGAAGGTATGAAGTGTTCAATGTGCTCGCGCGCGCTTGATGATTACGATGTTACTTCTTGTGGTGTCGCGGCTTGCCCGTCTAAGAGGCCGTAATGGCAGAGTGGATTGCAGCACATGCAACTAACACAAATGTTGGCGATGTAGTACGAGTTAAAGATGACGCGTTTTCTACTAAACTTGGAGAAGCTCACAATGGCAGAATCTGCGAAGTACTTGAGATTAGAGGCGGAGACTTTGTTGTCACTTCAATTGATGACAGAGATCCCACGCTCAAGCGCACGTATTACTCGCCGAACATTTTAGAGAAAAGAGTAGAAGAATGAGAATTGCAGTACAAATGAAAGTTTCTGGTTTCACACTTAGTGAGATTAAAGAAGAGGCTCTTAATGAGTGGAGAAAGTTTACTAATGATAGCTCTGCAGAAATGCCACTTGCTTGCGAAATCGACATAACACCGATCCCAACAGCGGCAGATAAAACTCAATACGAGGCTGTAGTTTTTGTCAGAACAAAGATTGATGAAAATGGCAACTGAAAAGAAAACAAAAAACGGTCGTCAAATCTGTCTTGAAGAAGCTGGGCGTATTGTTGACGGTGATCGTGACGCACAATACGGTGGGCCTGAAGATAACTTCTTACGTATTGCAAAAATCTGGTCAGTGATTCTTGGCATTGAAATCAATGAAGAAGACGTTGCAATGATGATGGTCGGCGTTAAGGTTGCTCGCTACGCAAATAAGTCAGGATTTCAACCTGATACCTGGATTGATGTGTCTGGCTATGGCGCGTGCGGGTATGAAGTTGGCCGCAAATTGGCAGCTTCTTCGCAGCAAGCATGATACGATAAACATCTGCAATACTGATTAGGTAGGTAAAAGCAATGTCTGATTTGACATTTATTGACTGTAATGGACTCGCAGGTTTCATGAGCTACGGCTTTGTGAAGTCTGGTATGGAGATGACCCTCCGCACAGGTACTTTGAACTTTGGCAACCCAGTTGCTGAACTCAATAGAAAACACCTTGGTGACAACTGGTCATCGTTCTTCTCAAATAGTGAAGAAGAATGGCCAGTAATGAACGCTGACATTGTTATGGGTTGCCCACCGTGCTCCGGTTGGTCGGTGTGGTCTGGCCCTGCCAACCGTGGACCTGAAGCTGCTGCACATGAGCATACGCGTGCGTTTATGCGATACGCTGCTAAGGTAAAGCCAAAAATGATTATCTTCGAATGCGTACAGCAAGCGTATACGCAAGGCCGTGAAAGTATGGTCAAGTACCGAGACATGGTTGAAGAACTTTCTGGTAAGAAGTACGACCTGTATCACGTCAAGATGAACAACCTCCAGGTTGGCGGATTCTCATATCGTGCTCGTTATTTCTGGACTGCCGTTGAGCAGGGAATGCCATTTGGCGCAGTTGCCACGACTCCTGAGAAGATGCCCACAATGATGGACGTCATTGGCGACCTCGAAAATTGTGAGATCATGTGGGAGTCGCAGTCGTACAGCGGCGAAGGTACAGACTTTGTTAAAGATCTTCGCAATCAAAGCGGTACGGTAAACGGCCATATGGCAAAGAACAATATGAACTCCACACGCATTAAAGACATTTTTGACATTGTAGGCAACGATGGTTGGAAGCCGATGATGCCGCTTAACAAAGCACTGCGAAGTGCTGTTGACAAGAACAGTGGAAACTTCCCACAGACATGGATTGGTCTTTCTGAAAAGATTATTGAGAATGATTTTTACATGGGTTTCTCAATGCCAAGCCGCTGGGACGGGAACTCATGGGCGCATGTTCTCACAGGTAGCGCTCTTGATCACGTAATTCACCCTACGCAACCAAGAACCATTACTCACCGAGAAGCCGCAAGAATTCAAGGTTTGCCTGACGACTGGGAATTTGTAGAAGCAAAAGGATACTCAGCGTTGTCATCGACTTGGGGCAAGGCAGTTGCTGCACAAGCTGCTAAGTGGATTGGTGATGCTGCTGTTACTGCGCTGAAAGGCGAACCCAGTGGGCCATCTGGTGAACTTATCGGCGACCGCGAATACTTGATTGATACCGACAAGGGATTCAGCCGTAGCTACGTTGCTAAGGGCTGGTACCCAAACAAAGCAACCAAGGCTGACCGCGAGTAGTCTCGATTACGAAAATTGCATAGTCTGTTGTTATAATCAAAACAACGACACAAGGACAGACTATGCAATCATTTCTTACTAGCACTGAGTCATTCGAACTCACTGCGTCTCATCTAGACAACAAGCGTCTTCACAAGCAGACCTTAGAAGCCTGGCAGTGCCTTCTCACAATGTGTGAGCTAGACCCTGACGGCAATGATCGTAAACCCAAGGGCTGGGCTAGTCATCCTGTTGTCAAAATGTGGAGAGGCCATGAGACATTACTTGTTTCATATATCTCCGCTACGTATTTTGAGTGGCGTTCACGTGGCTATAAGTCTACGCTTCTTGAAAAGACCTATCGCACGTACGACCGTGCTGTTGATCTAGGCCGTATCTCGTCTGAGCTAACTCTCCCTTTTTGGATGCAAGATTGCCAGTACTTTGAAGATCTTTGTTCTACCCACCGCACAGCGCTACTTGTCAAAAACTATGACTGGTATAAGCAATTTGGCTGGGCTGAAGATTCAGGCGTTGTGCCGCCGACATACGATTACTTGTGGCCGGTTTAGCCAGACCTGTCGTAGTATCAGTTTAGAAGCCACTCAGAGCCGCTCTAATAACTTGTAAATAGAAACTGATATTTGTAGGTACTACCGTCTAGTAGCCGCCTGAGAGCCGCCTTATGGTGTATAATTATAAGAACATGCGGGACCTAAGAACCGGTGAGTGCCTGTGGTCTGAATGGACTGGAGATGGATTTAGTTCTGATTCTTCAGAGCCAATCTTCTTTACACAGGGGCACATCGATATTGAACATGAAGTAGTCAGTAGAGCACTGGCTTCTGCATTGCAGAGAGACGGTTCAGCAGTGACTTTGGGAGACGGGTTTCGACTTGTTGAACGAGCACGAGTGACTCACGGATTTGCTGGCATAGTTGACAGCGATGTTGACTTCGCAGTCTGTGATGAGCTTGGAGAGACGCGTGAAGGTGACGAAGTAGACGAGGTTTTAGAAATAACCTGGGTCGACTTCTATGTCTAAGTTTGGCGACATTTCGTGGCACGAAGATGCCGAGTGTAAGAAACCAGAAAATAAACGACTTAAACCTTTTTTCTTTTCAAGTGTTCTTAGCGAAAAGTATGATGCTAAGAATCTGTGCTTTAACTGCCCTGTAAGACGCACATGTCTCAAGTGGGCACTTGACAACAAACAAATTTGGGGTATCTGGGGTGGAAAAGACGAGTCAGAACTTCGCCGTGCTCTTTCAGTTTCTCATACAGGGCAAGAAATCCGCCGTCAACGTTTTCCAAATTGCCCGTACTGCGGAGCACGCCCAAGCAAATTAAGTGTCGAAATAAAAGACGCGCCTGGCGGTGGGCGTTGGACGACTATGAAATTGGTTGTCTGCTCAGAATGCGAATTCACATGGCGAAGTAGAACAAGTGCAAATGCTGTAAATGCCTACCACGCAAGTAGAAACGCTAAGAAGTCTAAGACTACTTCTCGTTCTCGGAGCTTGCCTGTTGTGTCAGCTCCTGAATCTGCGCCTGAAGTTGACTGATTGCTGCACGAGCAACTGAAAGCTGAAGAGTAAGCTGCTTGTTCTGCTCGAGAAGATCTTCAATTACGACTTGTGTATTGATTTCCATGTGTAGCTCCTAGTTAAGGTATTCAAGATCATACCAGCCCTTGTCCCACAAAGACTGCAATCTTGTAAAGTATCTATCGTACATCTTTGCTACAGCGTCAAGTCCGTATCTGTCTTTAGCGTATTTGCTAATAGCAGCACGATCTAAGCTTTTTGCATCTTCTGCCGCATTTATAAACTCAAGTAAAGTGTGACAGCGGTACCCGGTTATGCCGTCAATGACAGTTTCGGTAAACGCGCCCCAGTCGGTAGAGATAATCGGAGACCCGCAAGCCATTGCTTCAATCGCCACCGTCCCAAAAGGTTCAACGTAAATAGTTGGGGTAAAAGTAGCAATTGCACCGCCCATAAGTTTAGCGCGTTCTTCTGTGCCTACAACGCCGACGTATTCGCCGTACTCTGGCGGTGTGCCTTGCCCGGCGATAATAAGACGCTTGCCAAGTTGTTTGCAAACGTCTACGGCAATTTGATAGCCCTTGCGCTCAATCAAACGCCCAATGTACAAGTAGTAGTCGCTTGACTCTTCTTGAAGTGGAAAGTCTTTAGTATCAATGTAGCTTGGAATAACTGTGTCATAGAACTTACCGTCAAGAGCATGAGGGTCTGTAACTTTTGAGCCATAGCACGAGTGCATCCAAGCGTACGACTCAAAGACTTTGTACTGCGCAAATGAGCCGCCATAGCCAATACCGAACTCAACGCTTAGTTCCTGTGGAAATGCATCTGCAATTGGCTTTGACGCGTAGCCAGCAATTAAACAAATAAAGTCTTTGTGTTCAAGACGTTGTTTAATTCCAGCAGTAACGTTTGCATTAAAGTTTTGCCAGTGCGGAAGATTCCAATCAAATGACGCTGCAGAGTAGTGACTATTTCCAACTGCAGCTAAACGTTCTTCTTCAGTAATACACGTAATGTGCTCATCACAAGGAGCTTCATTAAACTCGCCGGCGTATAAGAAAACAGCGTGCCCAAGACTTTTCATCATGATGCAGAACTTGCGGACTTTTTCTGTGTACGCACATGCGGTGAAATCTAAAGTGGTATTTGTATGCGGTAGACTAACTACGTGAAATCTCATTGGCCCCACCAGAAGTGTTTGAGGATAGAAAGACTAGCCAAGACAACCCATGTAACGTTAAAAAGGATGATTGTTGGGAGAGTCTTGCGTGTGGATGTCCAAATCAAGGCAACGCTTGAAATGATAGCAAAAATATAAAGCCACCAGAACTGCTTGCCTAAAAGGAGACCAGGGAAAATAATCGCAATTTTTGTAGCAAAACCCCATGCCTCAACTGTGTTCACACGATTCCAGTAAGTTCTGGAACTCATAGTTTTAACGGCGTCAACTATTTTTGATACCATTTTTTGTTTTTTGCTTCCGAATCGACTTTGATCTTTTTTCGCCTATACGGGCCAGAGGTCCCGCCAGACGGAATTATATTCCCAAAACCAAAACCGCGAGACTCGACGTATTTGAATAACGATTCATCTTGAAACACTATGTTTGAAACGTCATCACTTCGTTTGAATGGGATTATGTGAAGCATCGGGGTTCCGTATTTAATGGAAAAATCTGTATTTGTTTTTATGTTTAAAACAATATTTATAACATGGTAATAGTCTGTGTGAACAACTGCTGGCAGAACATCATAATCAGGGCTTGGTTCCCAGTGAACTGGTAAAACGATGCATGACCACCCCGGCGCTGTCTCAATTCTCCAGGGTGTTGTTATTTTTGGATATGGCATTGTGTCTAAATTTCTATTTTTAGACACAGGGCATTCTCCTGTTGAGCCAAATGGAAATCCATCTATACTGATGTGTCTTAATGGAGGACTCATTTGGTCTATGCGTGACTCCCACATGTTCACTTCAAAATTTGGCCTGAAATAAACATTTGTCCACAGAGGAACAGTAATTCCTGTCGTCAAATAGTCGCTTACGCCTGCGCACGATCTTATGGAGCCTTGTCCTTTTCTCATTCTTCTAAACCATGAAGGCATTGAAACTTGAGTGTTTATAAATGGAGGCATCTCCATAAGGCGATTATCTTCTGGTGTTATGCGAATTTCACCAGGTTTAATTTTTTTTCTAGAATTCATCGTCTATTTCGTCTATCTCAAGTAGCGCTTGACGATGGTCAACAAGTTCGTGAGAGTGTCTACTGTTTCTAATGTCATGAACTTCTTTTGTAACAATTTCTCTAAGACCCATTCTGTCAATAGCAACTGATGAAGGGGTGGTTGGAATCAAACCCTGGCCTTGCATGACGTGCACAAAGTGTGGGACATGAAACATCGTGTTATGTTTTCCTGAAATGTCGTACCGAGATGGTGGTTTTTCTGACCACAATTCAATAAGCTCTTGCAGTTCTGAATTTATCCGCATTTCTGCTTGCGCTTTCCAAAAAGGAGTATCTCTCCTATCGGAAATGTAGTGAAGACGAATCATCGTCAATATATTTCTCATCATTTCTGTCATGTTTTTATTGTATTTGTTTTGTATTTTTTCATATCCATGTTGATACGAAGAAAGACTTTCTATTATTGACTTTGCCTGAATGATGCTGCTACCAATACTTGTCGCCTCAAGAGGTTCAACAAAAGACGACGCAAGCCCAACCGCAACACAATTTTTTACCCACTGGGTTTCTAAGAACCCGGCGTCAAACTTAAAAGTTCTGGGATTGTCTGGAACTTTGTATCCCGTCAGTTGCTGCACTTCGTTAATCGCTTCATCTTGACTTATGTGAGCAGATGAATAAACATACCCATTTCCACGCCGTTCTTGAGTGGGAATTTCAAACACCCAACCGCTACTCATTGCACGTGCCCGTGTGTACGGCCTTATTTGCCCATTTGGGTCAGACTCCGTTGGGAATGCTATTGCGGAATCAGCAAGCAAGTACGGAGAAAAACTAGTCCACTTAGTATTCCCAAGAGATGTCATCAATACTCTGTTAAAACCACTAGCGTCAAACCAAAAGTCGGCAGAAATGCATCCGCTTAATTCTGTATCAACAGAGTCAATACAACCATTTTCAAAGTTAAGATTAACTTTGCTTACAGAATCATCAATAAATCTAATCATCCTGCTAAAGCACAAGCTTGTCAAATAATCATTAAGTTTAAATGTGTCAAAATGAAATTGATTTGTTGTTCTATGCAGATTTTGTCTTGCTACTTGATTTCTTACTAATCCAATACTCGCTGTTTGAGAAGTGATTAGTTTTTCATTTTCTATAAAATGCAAGTAAGATGCAAATAGTCCGTGCGCAAAAATTTCATCAGGTCCGCTAACGCTATGAAAATAGTCCGGAATCTTCTCTGTCCAGTTTTCAAACCTAATCCCGTACTTGTGCGTTGCTGAAGTGTTTGAAATAAGTTCTTCTGTTGGGATATTGCATAGGTCCATAAACTGACGCCAATGCTCAGTCGAGCCTTCGCCAACACCAATGATTCCAATTTTTGAAGACGCTACGATTGTTATTTCTGAGCTTGGGAACGCTTTTCTTAGTGTTAACGCTGTGATCAATCCAGCAGTACCAGAACCAACAATGCCAATAGACATATTTTTTGTTTGCATTTAAACTCTCTATTTTTTAATACACAAAGCCAAAGACACTGTGCTGGCGTAATGGTACACATCGAAAAGGCCGCTATCAACGATTTCAGTCATCGCTGTTGTTCCTACGCTTATCTCCGACCGATATGCTGAGCCAAAATCAGAGGCATTGTGCATTATAAGAACACCGCCCGGTTTTACTCGTTCAAGAAGTTTTTGCAAAACATTTGGAAGATACGAACATATCCCTAAAAAACCAATAACTAAATCGTAGCTATCTTCGCCATCAAAAAATCTGTCATAAGAAATTGTTTCAACATTATTAGCATTGTAACCGTTTGGCGAACGCAAAAGCATCGCAGAAGTTAAATTGTTTAAAATATGAACATCTTCTATAAGCCCAATCGCTCTGTCTGTTGTGTAAATAGTTGACAAAACAAGAGCATTTGTAGGTTTTATCAATCTAATTAGCACTTCTATTTCTTCGGTAGCGGCGTCTATTAGTTCTGTAAGACCGTTGGTGTATCCATGAAAAGCATGATATTCATCAACTAAGAGAACTCTCTCTGGTTCAATCGAGGCAGACTCAATTATAGAATTTGCTTGAACTGTAAGTGCTGTAAGTTTTTCACGGGTATTTAACACTGATGAAGGCTCTGCATGCGAAGTAAATCGCAAGGACCATGAAGAAATAATGTCAGAAGTAATCATCTTTAGTTATCCTCTAGTTGCTCAGCAACTAATT